AACACACCAGCAAATGCTCCACCCACAGAAGTTCCAATAGCACCTCCAACACCACCCAATCCAATTCCTGCTCCTATTGCAACTACATTTGTTAGATTGATTCCTGGTGATAGACTTTGAAGAGTTTCTCCAATTGCTTTGGGTATTGCTGATAGGCTTTCTCCCGCAGAGTTCAAAACCCCTCCAATATTTTGTCCTAAAGGATCCGATCCTCCTGCGGAAGCGATTGTGGCGGTAGTTGTAGAAACTTCTGTGGTTGTCTCAGTACCAGCAGCCAAAATACTTTGGTCTGTATTGATAAGATCAACATTACTTTCTCCAACAACCTGTTGCAATTCAACCTGTTGTGTTGCTCGGCTTGCGATTGCAGCGTCAACTTGTGATTTTTCTGTTGCGGAATATTGAATATTTTGTTCGTCTGATCCAATTTCCTTCAAGGTTTGCGTTCTATTATTAACAGCAATTTCATCACTATTATACAATTTGGAGTCAACATCAGAAACCTTTGAACCTTTAGGAAGATTTGAAGGAATTGTTGCTGTATTGTTTTCTCCGCTTACAACATTTGAAAGATTGGCTTGGTTGTTGCCCCAAGATTTTGCGGAAGTTCCGTCTGGTAAAACTGCGGTTTGTAATCCCTTTCCTCCACTAGATTGTCCGTTTAGATTTTTTAGATAATCTGTGTTCAAAAACACATTGCCCATTCTATCTTGCAATTGTGTTAAAGCATCCGAAGGAATTGCAGATTTAATAAATGGTGATACTTGAGCATTGCTGAGGTTTGGGCTTGATGCTAATCCTGTTTGAACTCCTTCAGGATTAAAATCTATTCTTGGCGCAACAAACATCATATTACCATCACTTGCTACAGTATAAGTTCCATGAACTCTATGCTCAAAGTTCTTATCTGTTTCCATTACAACATTACCTTTTGTATGGACTAGAACATCACCACCAATTTCAATGTAAAAATCTTTTGCTGCTTTTAAAGTGGTAACTGCACCATCCATATTCATGTAGCAGTTGCCTTTTATAAGTAACTTTTTATCCGAAAGAATTATTTCGTTATCTTCGCCAACAACTTTTTCCACTTTAGAACCATCAGGATGAATCTCCATCCAAGTTCCGGCTTTATGGTAAACACCAATTCTTTCTTTATCGGGAGTATCATCCAATTCAATGATATGCCCTGATTCTGTTTCAATTACATGATTTTTAGGATACTCTGCTGCGTATGGGGTTTCCTTTTCGTCCCATTTTAGCCAAGATTGTATAGCAGTTTCAACACCAGAAACTTTATCTTTTCTTTTCTTTTCTACAATTGTTTTTTCAATAGATTCATTTCTAGATAACCTATTGGTATCTGGTTCTTCTAGATGATCTTTATCGGGCCATTTGCCATCAGGATCATTGAATCCTAATGATGGTGTTGAAGGGTATCCTGGTATGCCATGAAACGAACCAATTACTATAGGGTCTTGAAAATTTACCCCATCTCTAAAAAATCCAATTACCCAAGATCCTTTTAGTAATCCCGTTGGCGACTGTCCTTTTCCGCTAACCGAAGAACTAGTCGCAGGCATTAATATGGTTGCCCAAGGAAGATCTTCTGTTGGCAAATCTTCTTTATTGTGCGTGTGATATTCAAAACAACGAACACGAACTCTACCAAGTTTTAATGGATCATTATTGTCTTCCACAACTCCGTGGAACCAATAAAATCCATTTTTGCCCATTTGGTCATGTATCGTATAAGATTCCATTTTATTTCCTTATTGCTCCAATACCAATATTGGGAACAGTTGGAGTTCTGCTTGTTGTTGTTGATTCTGCACCAATAGACTTGCTGCCATCCGACAAAATAAATGTTTCGCCCTGTTGTTTAATATTACTCAATGGCTGTGCATATGAGTCTTTAACTAGTGTCATTATCAATTCATAGTTGTTGTGCGTGAATGAATGGTTGATTTTTGTAACCATATAATTACCACTCAAGTACCTATCATACTCAAATCCACTTGCAACTCCCGCAGGGTCTTCCATAGAAGGAATGAGAAGTTCTACCATATCTCCAACTCTTCTGCGAGAATCTCCTAAAACTTTAATCTGAACTACTATTGACCCAATTTGATTCATTAAACTTTGTCTAAGCAAAACATAATTTTCATAACCATCATTATCAATCATTGATTCGTGTTTGTAATTCGCATTGTCTCCAAATTTATTGGATTTTTTTGGTAGTATCTTTGTATAAGATGCTAAACGAGTTGAGTATGTGTCTCCATTGTTTTGCGATCCTCCAAAAGAGAAAGACTCTGGAGTTATCAGGGGATTGGGAGTACCACTTTTATCAAAATTAGTAGATGATAAATTAGGGGCATCTTCCGTATGAACTGTGCTATAAAAACTATTAAAGTAATTAAATAGATCAATTTCTATAGTTTTTTTGGTTATGTCTAAAGTTTTATATGATGATGCGTACATACCTGATGTGACATCTTTCATCTTATCTGCATAACTTAGAACTATAAATTCTTGTATGTTTTTGTATTGCATCATATCTTTTGTTTTATCGCTTGGTATTCTTGTATAACTTGCAACTACTTCTTTGTTCTTGAAATAAGAAACAGGAACAAAATTATAGATTCCATTTAGTTGTTGAAAAAACAAATAATCACAGCCGAGTTTGTTGTCTAGTATTCCATGTGATCTATTAGCCAACCAATTTATTGCATAAAATGGCGACCAATAAGGAAATACAACGCTCTTATTTCCTTCAGTTTTATAATCAAAAAATGATGGAGAATAAGACTCTTGTGATTGGTTGGCAAATGCTGGGCCACTAACAAACATCGGATCTTGTTTTACAATCTTTACAATATAATCCTCAAATATCTTTTTAGCCATATCCGAATATGGCATATCACGATAGGATACTGAAAATTTTACCTGAGTATTTACAAAAAATTCAGGGGACACAAATTCAAGGGTGACAAAAGCGTTTTTATCCGAGGAGCCAATAGTATTTCTCGTACACTTATACACTCGCATCATTAGTGTAATTTCTTTACTTGATTGATTGTCTTGACCTGGAGTGTAAAAGGATATTGATAGTTTTTCGTCTCCGATAATTGGTGCGTGCGTCACCAAAGCCAAAGAATCTATAAACGAGATAGTTCCAGACAAACTATTGAAATAAATGTCTTCGTATATTTCAACCGAACTTATAAGTTTTAATAGACTAACAGATAACCCAGATCTAGTTGTCAACATAACATCTTTAATTATGATGTCACCAAGATTTGCTATCTTGTTTGCTGGTGTTGCTGCTTCTATAGTACTATCGTTTATATTTGGTAATGCCATAATTTATTATACTTGTGTTTTTCTTTTTGGCTTAAGTAAATCGGTCATTTGAGAAACAACCATATCAATGTATTCGGGTTTGACTAAATTTATAACTCTCTTGTTTTCATTCAGAGAAATTTCATAGTCCGTATTACTTACTTCTCCTAGTAAATTAAGAGTTCTTGGAGTGCCCGAAGTGTATATCCTTATTCTAGATTCTGTTGTGTCTTCAAATGGAATTCCTCTAGGATTCGCCCAAGAACCATCGCTATCCTCAAAATGATGAATTGCTGTAGAATTTGGTTCTACATATCGTATTTTTGTTTCTATATTTAAACCATTTGAATTTGTTATTGTTAGTATGTTTGCATCTGTTGCAGGCACTCCAGCATTTCCTACATCACCATAAACAACCATTTTACTGAGAGTCGGATCGTATGATGTTATTAACAAATTATTAGTAGTGGTTGATGTAACTACTTTTGCTGTTGTGTTTCCGTTAATTATAGGTTCACTTTTTAGTATTTCCTGAGATCGTTTTGAGCCTGATGCATAATAAAAAATATCGTCTGTATACACAGCATAACCTGAATATTTTTCTGCAATGTAATTTGTTAAGGCTCTTTCGTTTAGAGGCAAATCAAAATACGGATCTAAAATTTCATTAAACAGAAGAATTACCCAATGTAAATTGGAATTACCGTAAAAGGTGTGCGCTAAAGTGTCTGGTCTATCATTTTCCTTTATTCTATAGGGAGCAAATAGACCCTCTTTTTGTTTAAGATAATTGGAAAATTTAGCACGAACAAGTATGTTTTTTACTTGTTTTACTTCTAGATTTTCACCATCTAAAACAATAGATGTAACTGGAAATGCGGAAAAATAACTCATTTTAGAATCCTTGCTCTATTCTGTCTGCTGTTAGAATTTCTAGTTCTGAGAAGGTTAAAGACATCTCAATTTTTGTTGGTGCGGCTCCTCCGACAGGTTCTCCTCTATCGGTTTGTGTGGAAACTGGAGCAAATGTGGAAAATGGTTCATCACCGTAAGTCACATTTATATCAGTTAAAGAGCATCTGCCTATTCTAGGCAAGTATAAATTTTCCATTCCATCGTGATTAAATCTGATTCGGAATTCTGCGGGGAACTCTACATAACGCCCTGCCAATCCGCCTATTCTTTTTGGCAAAGAATATCTTTTGAATAGATTTATTATCTGATAGGTAGTTTCAACTTCTTTTGCGTTTCTTGGTAAAAATTTAAAAGTAAACTCAAAAGTTCTTCGCTTTGTGGATTTATACATGTTTATGATAAATGGATTAGTAACTTTTCGGCTTACTGCTCTATAATAATTCGCAAGATTTAGTTGACCTCCAAGTTCTCCTCCTAAATTTTTTGTTAGTTGGTTCAAGTAGTCTCCGCTAGATCTCAATGCTTGTCTACCAAAAGTTTCCATTGTGGCTCGTATCTGTGCTGAAAGATTTTCATCATTCACACCTCTACTCTTAAACAAATTGGTTAAAGTTTGTGCAGTAACTTTCATAGTATCAGTAACAACTCCAAGTTTGGTAAAATCTTCTTCCGTATATTCAACGCCATAAGAAGTTTTTAAATTTGATGGCATGTATAAGCATATTGTTCTAGGAACTCTTTGGTTTGCTGTGCTCATTCCCGTAGTTTCTTGAACAAACCCAAATTCTCCTGCACCAACTTTATCACTTCCTTCATAACTGAAGTTATTCCATAAATCTTTTGCTACTTGTGATCCTATACCACTTGACGCTAGTGATCCTGCACCCAACCCAAAAGAACCAAGAGTGAGTGCAATTCCTGCTGGACTGTTTACTAAATTAGCAGGGGCTGCTAGTACACCAGCAACCTTTTCTGGATCAAGTCCTACTGTTGAAGACATTTTTTTAATGTCTATTCCGTATATTCTAGGATTTGCATCAGATTTGGAATCAGTATTCGTTTTCAAGTTATTTCCGCCAGAAACAAACATCTCAAACGATATCCAATTTTTTAGTTCTGGAGTAAGACCCAAATCATATGGATAAGAAAATATCATTTCCTTATCGCTACCTGCTGGTTTAATTTGATTGGCATCACTAAAGTAACCACTATCCTGTTGCTGTAATTGTCTAAATCCTTCTTCTCTGTCTTGTTGTATCTTCCTCTGCTCATTATCCTGCAAATCTTTTAGAATAGCATTTGCTTTGGCTTTGTTGGGTGATGGCTTCACCTTCCAAGTATTGGTGGCAGAATCATAGAAAATGTCTTGATTATCATTTAATAGAGCGGGATCATCCGTTTTTATGTCAAAATCTTGACCGTTCTGATAGACGGCATTGGTATCAGCATCCAAAAGTTTTGGATCTACCTGCTGAAATCCTTTTCTTAATCCTTGAGCCCCATTGAATGCCCCCTCGCCTAGATCTGGCATATAGAATATCCTTTCTATTCTAAGGTGTGTAGAGTTATTTATTCAAAAAAATTTAACTAAATAATATAGATAGTAGGAGGGGTTTAGAATCGGAACTTTTAAAACATATAAGGGGTTTTATAAACCTAAAAGTCCTGAAAAATACAAAGGTGATCCAACAAATTGTGTATATCGTTCCTTGTGGGAACGAAGGTTTATGCAGTATTGTGATACCAATGACTCTATTATTGCATGGTCTTCCGAGGAAGTGATAGTTCCGTATAGATCTCCGTTAGATGGTAAGATTCACAGGTATTTTGTTGATTTTTGGATAAAGACACGAGATTCGGATAATAACGAAAAGTGTATCCTAATAGAAATAAAACCAAAAAAGATGACAGAAAAACCTACCATATCGGAAGGCAAAAAGATGACTAGGGGGGCTATGCTAAAGATGCGGGACTGGATTATCAACAGCACCAAATGGGAAGCGGCTAGAAATTATTGTTTAGATAAAGGTTGGGAATTCAAGATACTGACGGAAAAGGAAATCTTTGGAAAAGTATAAAGGCGTTCAAAATTGAGTAGAGAAGAAGTAAACGCAATAGTAAGAAGATTTAAGTTTGAGAACTATGATATTGCCGACCGAGAAGCAACCCATTGGTTGGGTAATGCGTTAAAAGAGGTTGGAACGATATACCGAGAACCTCTCTTAAGAAAAAGTTCCAACAAATCAATGGCGGCGGGAAGTATGTACTTCTTTCAATATAATCCCAAACACGCCAGTAATAAGAGTAAATTGCCATTTTACGATCAGTTTCCGTTGATAATTGTTTTAAAGTGGGATAAAGGATCGGTTTTAGGATTGAACCTGCACTATCTGAGACACTATAACCGTGCTGTATTTTTAAACTATCTACTAACACAAACAAATATAGACGAATGGTATAAGTATCCAGCAGACCCCTCTTCTGTATTCATAAAAGCATCGTATGACAAAATAAAGGGTTCAAGCCCTCTTATGAATAAATTTTTAAGGACTGCAATAAAAAGATATGATTACACACGGGTTATTGGTGGGGCGTTGTATATCAAACCTATTGACTGGAAAATATTACCATTTTTGCCCCTAGATAGATTTATAGGAAAAACACGAGAAGAAGTTTTTAAATGGGCAGCAGAACAATAAAGGAATCTATAAATGGATAATATCTTTAATCTTAGTTCATTTTCTTCATCTTTAGGAAATCCTGGTAGATCGGATAGTCGTTCCTTCCAAATAGGTGGCAAATCTGCAAAAGACCGAGGTGCGTCTTTTATAGAAGATCAAGTAAACTTTGGTCGTTCCACAGGATATTTGAGATCTAACAGATATTGCATTCTGTTTCAAGGAGTTCCAAATTCTCTTGAAATGCAAAGGCAAGAAAATGGATTTTTGTGGGGTCTGGATAACAAAAGACTTTCTTTAAACTGTCTTCAAGCAAGCATACCAGAAAGTTCTTTTTCAACATCAGACTTTCGTGTTGTAGGGCCAAAAAGATCAATTCCATATTCCCAAGATTTTGGTGATACCAACGCATCGTTTCAATTTAATTGCGGTACTGATCTTTATGAATATACATTTTTTAGATCGTGGCAGAGATCAATAATAGATCCAGTATCACGATATGTTTCATTCTATGATGATTACGCAAAACAATGCTCCATATCAATTATTCCTCTTCCAAACTTTGTTTATAATTTTGGTCATGTTTTAGAGTTGTTGGAATCTGAAAGATTATACGGTATAAAAATGACTGAAGTTTATCCAAAAAGTGTTGGATTAAATCAGTTCCAAAATGCTTCTACAAATACTCTAACCGTTTCAAGCGTAAACTTTGCTTACCGCGAACTTATTCCATACGCAAGTTGGGATGATGATACCAAATATGCTATGCATGCTGGTATATCACAAATAATGGACATGACATCTAATAGTGTTAGAGTTTCCGACGATCAATTAAATGGAATCAGAAGAGATTTGACAAACGAAGAAAAGCAAAGATTGCAAACTGCTTGGTTGGCAAAGGCTCCTGCTGGTGCAAAGATAGATGGTGGAAGACCGGATTATACAAAGTATCTAAAAAACAATCCAAACGATCCTACCTTGCCTCAGTACGCGGGAGAACCAGATCTATTCCTAAACAACCTTATAACATCAGGAATCAACACTTCAGCCTTGTTTAGAGGCATATAAATAAAACTACAGTATTGACAAGGAGATTATAAAATGGCTTTACCTATTGTTGCGACACCAAAATATGAAATAAAAATACCCTCAAGCGGTCAGGTAGTTGAATATAGACCGTTTTTAGTAAAAGAAGAAAAGGTTCTTCTTCTTGCTAGTGAAACTAAGGATGAACGCGAACAAATTCGCGCAATGAAGCAGGCAATCAGAAATTGCACTTTTGAAAAAATTGATGTTGATAAACTTGCTCCATTTGATATTGAATATCTGTTCTTAAAATTGCGATCAAAATCTGTTGGTGAAACTGTTGAAGTTTCTGTTACCTGTGAAGATGGTTGCAAAGATACTGTAAAAGTGCCTGTTCGTCTTGATGATGTGGAAGTAAAATTCAATCCTCAATTTACCAATCGTATTCAATTGTCTGATACTGTTGGTGTTTTGATGAGATATCCTGCTTATGATGATATGATAAAATTGACAGAAGCACAAAAGAAAGAAGATCCTGCTTTAATAATGGAATTTGTGGCAAGTTGTGTAGATGTTATATACGATAAAAGTGAAGTTTATAAATCTAGCGAATATTCAAATAAGGAAGTTGTTGAATTTTTAGAACAATTGTCCCAATTAGCACTAAAGAAAATAATGAATTTCTTTGAGTACATGCCAAGTTTAGAGAAGACAATAACATATAGTTGCTGCGGAAAGGAAAAGGAGGTAACGCTAAAGGGAGCACAAAGTTTTTTTCAGTAAGCATGATGCACGATAGTCTTGCAAATATGCTTGAAAGTAACTTTGCTATGATTCAACATCATAAGTATTCCTTAAGCGATATTGAGGGGATGATACCGTGGGAGAGAAGAGTTTATATTGAAATGCTTGTTAATCATGTGAGGGAGGAGAACGAACGGCAGGGGAATTCAAGTCAATTTGATCCTGCTCAATTTAAAGGATAAGTAGATGGCAGAGTCAGAATTTAATTTAGGTCCTAACTATCCGCCTGGTGGCGCACCCGAAAATCCAAGGGTGAACAATTCTGCATACGATAGTGAAATGAAAAAGACGCAGCAGTTACAGGCAGAAACTTTAAAATCTCTAAACGAAACTATAAAAGGACTTTCTGAACAATACGCCTAACTTACTGCAAATGATCGTAAATTGACTGATGAAGAACTCGCAGCAAGTAAGATGCTGAGAGAAAAAATTGATGTTCTATCTCAGATATTAGAAAGCGTAAAAAGCGATGCTTCTAAAGGAGGGCCACAAGTTCCTCTATCTGCTATAGGCATAAAAGAAAGAACAGAAACATTTACAAAACTTTCAAAAGTAATAACTGACTTTCAAAGGTCTTCTGCTGATCTTAAAGCGGCTGGTGGTGGAGAAATGGAATTTGATCAATGGTTCTCTACCTATTTGGAGCAACAAAAACTAGACAACTTAAGTCTATCTCAGCAAGAACACAACAATCTATTACTTCAAGATGTAAAGAAAATACTTAAAGATTCCAACACATCCCTATCTTCTTTATCTGAAGATGAGTTGGAAGAATTGGCTAGAAGATCTATAAAATTATCTATTGATCAAAAGCAAATAGAAACAGACTTATTAGCACAAAACAGAGATGTCATTAAACTCAATAAAGATGCTAACGCTCAAGATATAAAAAATACAAAGGCTATAGTAGA